CGTTCTCATTTTACTATGGGTAATGTTATTCATACTGTTGTGCAAAAAAAAGTTTGCAAAAATGAATCACTAAAAGATTTATTATTAAATAAAGAAAAGTCAGCTTTCAAAACTATTAAAGCAGAAAAATCAATTGATGAAAAAGATAAAGCCAAAAGATATTACATGGCAAAAAATATTAAAAATATTGTTAAACAATTTGAACAAGGATTAGATAGTTTGCCAAAACAAAAATGGAATTATGAAACAGAGTACGCTTGTTGGTTAGATGGAGTGAATACTTATTTTAAAATGTTTATAGATTTAGAAGGTGATACTCATATTGTAGATTTAAAAAATATATTTGGTTCAGTTGTTAAAACTAAAAAAGGTTATTCATATACTAAAAGAGCTGTGCCAACTGTTCCATTCCATTCTGATTTAATGCAAGTTGCTGCTTATTCAAAAGCAACCGGTGGTAAGAAACCTGTTCTTATTTATGCTAATCATTTTGAACATAAAGTATTTGATGAAACAAATTGTGAGGATTTAAAACTAGAGAACTTACAATTTTATTTAAATGAATTAGTTACCTATCAACAAATCTGGGAACAGAAATTAAAAATGGCTAATGGTAATCCTTATGTATTAGCTAAATTAATAAGACCAGATTTTTCAGATATAAGAAAAAAACAAGATCCATTTTGGGCAGATATGCCAAATGAATATATCAACAGATTTTATAGGTATTACATTAATGCGAATGGATAGATTTGAAATGTTTATTATTGCTATAATGACACTAGTTGCAGTTGAAACAATAAGACATTTATTTGGGATATGAACTTAACAAACAAAAAAGGAGAGCAAATGGAAAACATAAATCTGATAGATGCTATCAAGGAGTTTAGTGAAAATACAAAAGATAGTTTCATTAATATTCAAGGTAGGAAATATCTTAAAGTCGTAGATAGACTAAACTTTGTAAGACAAAAGTTTGGTGAGAGACTCTGCGTTAAAACAACAACAACATATCCAGATGGTCTGGCAATGTTTCAAACGGAAATCTTTTTGGATGGGAAGTTAATTGGAACTGGACATTCAAAACAAACAGTAAAGAAAGATAAAGAATTTGAGAAGATAGAATCAGTATCTATTGGTAGAGCTTTAGGTATAGCAGGATTTGCTGGGTCTGAACTTGCTACCTTTGAGGAGATGAATGATTTTATTAAATCAACACCGAATTTTAGTAATGGTTATGTTCAATCTAAATCACAACCTGTGGATGTGGCTAAAGATGAAATACTTACTAAGATACAAGAAGCTGAAAAGTTCTCAACTTCTCCTGGCGTATTAGAAAAAAACTTGCAACAAATATGGTCGCAGTATTCTGAGAAGCTAGGGTTTATGCAAGTTGAGGATCAAGACTTCTACAGTAAGATACTACAAGCTAGAAAAAAAGCAGAGCAAACAGTAAGAACAAGGAGTAACAATGGCAGATAAATACGACAATACACTTTCTCTATGGAAAAATGCAAAGCGTAGAGAAGGAAAACAAGACCCTCAATATACAGGGAGTGGTATGATTGATGGAAAGAAATGGTCAATCTCTGGTTGGATTAACACAGCTAAGAAGAATGAAAAAGCACCTGATATATCAATCAAGGTGAATCCATTTAAAGAATCAACAAAAGATAAAATGCCGTTTTAATCTATGAACGATAATATTAATCCAAGTCATTATAAGAATAAGTCTATAGAGACTATCCATGCTATTTGCTCTCAGTTATCTGAGGGAGAAATGGTGGGTTATCTTAGAGCTTCTATAATGAAATACATTATGCGTTTTGGTAGTAAGAATGGTTTTACTTTAGAGAAAGCCATTGAAGATACAAGAAAATGCAAATGGTTTTTGGATCAATTATTATTAGAACTAGATACTATTAAGAGTTCAGGTGCGGACTCTTATAAACATTCTAACGTTCATAGTTTATTTCCAAAGGATAAAAAATGAATAGAAAGAATGGTAAAGACTATATCTTCTTAAGTAAAGTCAAGGCGGATGTATTAAGTTACATTGCTGATTTTGTTAGAGAAAAAAAATATTCCCCTACTCTAATAGAAATTGGTAATCGCTTTGGCTTTACTAGAAGTAGATCAAATGCAATCGTAAATGATTTAGCAAAAGCAAATCTAATATCTAAAGATGAACGCTATCCGCAGAGAAAGATTAAACTCAATCATCAACAACTATCAAAGATAAATACTTTGAAAGTGAATGAAATATATCCGGTAAATGAAATTTGAAAAAATATATTTTTACGAATTTAATGCAAAGTTTAAAGAGATTTTTGATGATGTGGAACTTGCTGCAAAGTCAGAAAAACCTAGCAATTTAAAAAGTATGGAAGTTACCAATGTACGCTTTTTAAAAGCTAGTATTAAACCGGTAAAAGAAAAAGGAAAAGATGGACAAAAACCATGATCCTAAACAACAAGTGAAAATAGAAAAGCGTTATTATACTCTATTGGAAAAAGAAAAAAAGTTAGAGGAAGAAGCGCTGAAGGTTGCAGAGAAGAAAAGGAAAGCTGCATTTGAACTTGGAATGAAGGATTTGAAATTTGAAGATATAGCCAGTTAATAAATAATTGGCATGCGTATTGTAGGTTGTAAAATAACTAAGGAGAGAGACATGACTAAAAGAAAAGAAGTGACAGGATATTATGGTTACTATGATAGCAAACTTAAACGTAGAGTGTTTAAGACTTTATATAAAAAGATTAATTAATTTATGAATTCTTTTGGAGAAAAAGACTGCCAAATGAATATTGACTATGTCAATTATGAAAGTGTCTTTATTTGTTTTATTCTAGCGTAGAAGTATAGGGAGTGTAAAAGCTCCCTATATTAAATTACATTCCCTTTTTAGGTCTGCCTTTTTTAACGCCTTTGATAATGCCTTTGTTGAAAGATGCATAGAATACAGATTTCCCTCTCTTAGAACCGTACTGCTTTTGCATTGCCTTCATTATTTTAGCACCTTTTTTACTTAATGGCATATTGCTCCTGTTGTTTTAAGTTTGCTTGTCTTAATGTTTCTGATGCTACATAGCAGTTAGTATGCTGACAAGTTCTATCTGCAAAGATAACAAAAGAATCTGAATTAACTATTTCTTTAGCGCAAGATTTACAAAACCCTACATGCTGTAATCTAAATTTTTTCTTAGCCATTAATTACCATGCTTTACAAGACCAATATCTAGCAGTTAACTTATTAGTCTCACCTTCGCATTTATGTCTAGCTCTAAATGATCTACGTCTTGCTGCTATATGTTTTTTAATCTTCATATTAGGATCACCAAAACGAACAAGTTTAACTGTTCCATTTTGTTTAGCAAGAACTGCTGATTTCTTTCTTTGACCTGGTGTAGATTTGGGTTTGTTATAACCTGAAAATCTTTCTCCTCTGTATGTAATCATGCGTTATTAGTCTCCAATTTAAGACATACAATATTTAATACATCTTTCAATCTATATTCAGTTCTTAACAACTCAAGGTTTATATCATTTTTGATTGCAGAAGAATTAGTCTTAACATAAGATTCGCAACTTTGCTGATCCTTAAATTCCAACATTTGATTATAAATCATATAAGGAATTTCAAAACCATTGATAGTTAAAATAATATTAATAACAATAAAGTACATAGATTTTTAAGTTAAAGATTAAAAGGTTAAAAGATTACTCTTTTGGTCTGCTAGCAATTGTTCTTGCAACTGACTCTGCTGAACGACCAACGACATAACCGCCTAAACCTATCTGCAACAATGTCCAGACATCTCCTGGTAATTCAAATCCAACGGTAGCGCCAGTAATCATTTTAATAATTGGCGCAAAGATATAATTAAATACAAGAACAAATATTAAAACATACATTAATAATGGTCGCCAAGAACTTGCAAACCATCCAGCTTTAGCTTCTGCTTCTACTATCTTAGCTGCAGCTTTTAGTTCTTCTGTATTAGATTGTAGTAATTGAGTTTGTAAATCTGCTTTTAATCTTGCGTTTAAATCTTTATCTTCAACCGCTTTGTCTATGGTATTAAATAATATCTTAGCAAGTGGTGCTATTGCATTTAACATTGGTAACATTTACGCCTGACACTTTCTCATTAAGTTTGACAGTTCTTCACATCTGCTTGGTGTCTGTCTATACCATACTGAATTTAACATTTCATCAGCAGCTTTGTTGTAATCTTTATTTCTTAATGCTTCAAACATTTTCTTAAACTTAGAAACTCCACCAATTCCTAATTGAAATACCATTTCTATAATGACTTCTCTTGCAGTATCGCAAACATCAATACCTTCTAATAATAGTTGCGCATTATAAACTGCTCTATTAAAATCTTTATCAAATAAATTTTCTAATAAAGATTTGTCATAAACAATACCTTCTTCAAAATCATCATCTTCTGTTAAGAGATGTCCATAACCAATAGTAGCTTTACCTAATATATCAACATAAACTCTATCTAAAAAACCTTCATGTTTTTTAATTCTGTTTTTAACGACTTGGTAATCCATAATACATTTACAATTATTTAATAAGACACAACTTATTTCATTAGACAAGTAATTGATACACTTACTTGATGCTATCCATCTTTTCTTTATTGTTAAAGACATCCACTAAATCTTTAAATGACTTGTAGCATTTTTGATTCTTTCTGCTTTTCTTATATTTATTTTGTTCAACTGTAAGTTTATCTTCTTTAGATAAATTTTGCTTTTGTTCTAAATCTCTTAATATATCTTTTTGATCCATAACCATTAATTCAACACCAAGTTGTTTTTGCTTTTCATTGGGAGACCGGTGAATATTGTGATTATTTTTTTTACGATATGATTTTGTTTTAACATCTATTAATCTTATTGTGCCATTTGGTTTGATTGCAACCAAATCAAAGATACATTGTGGGTCAATTGACTTTGCAACCATATATCCTTGTTTGACAAGAGAACATATTGCTTCATATTCTGATATAGCACCTATTGCACTTTTAGTTAGTGGCTTAAGATTCTTACTATTAAATCTGCTACTGCCCCCATACTTAGTGTTACTACTAACCATAACACCTTATATATGGTATTGATCCTATCTTCAATATGTTTTAGATGATTATTCATTAATAAATCAATCTTTTGGTCTAATAGTTTAATTTTACCGTTTAATATTAAGATTTGTTCGTTGTTTTTCTGCGACTGCGTTTTCATTTTATTTCACTTTTTTTGATTCCTTTAGAAGATATTCAATATAATCCATACCTACTACCTCATCTAAGATTCGTCTAGTATCTCTATCTAAAGAATTTATTTTTAATTGCGTAAGATACTGAGAAAGACTTGTATCTTTTTGCATTTCTTGTTTAGCGCTTGATCTAGCAGATTCTAAATATTTCTTTACAATTAAAGATTTCATAGAATCTGTTAGTTGCTTGTATTCAGGTGTTTCAACAAGAACAGATAATCCAAAACCAATATCTAAAGCTAACTTATCTTTATAAGCTCTATCTAATTCTGGTATTTTTGTTGATCTGAATATTTCTCTAGGTTGAAAACCTAATCTGTCTAATTCTTTTTCAGCAGGATTTTTTGGCGCAATAAAAGTTAATCCTGTAACCTGTGTTAATAATGGATCTTGTTTATATATTGGCGCTGCTCTTGGTATTCCATTCTTATCAATAATGTAAGATGTTGGAGAAGTTAATGTTGGTAAATCAGATCCTGGAAATCTTCTAGTAAAAGCACCAGTAAATTCTGCTCCACCTGTTTCCTTAACTGCTCTAGCTTCAGG